GGGTCGGGAGCTTTCCCGAGTTCGTGGACCATTACCTGGCCGGTTGGATGTGCCCGGACTGTGGGGTGCATCATCCCACCCCGCAGTTTCATCTCGATGTGATTGAGGCGATTACTGGCGATTACCGCCGGGTGTTGATAAACCTGCCGCCGTATCACTCGAAGTCGACGTTGGTGACGGTGTGGCACACGGTGTATGACGTGTGTAGGGATCCGAACCTGCGGACCCTTCTGGTGTCGAAGTCTTTGCCGTTCGCTCGGACGTTCATGCACAGCATCCATGAGATGTTGACGAATCACGATTTGTACGGTGACGGGCCGAACCTGATTACTGATTGGGGGCCGTTCCGCCCTGAGGGGCAGTCGGTGTGGTCGTCGGAGAACATCTATGTGGCTGGGCGGACGTCGGCGGAGAAGGATCCGACGGTGGGGGTCCTGGGGGTTGGGCAGCAGATTTACGGCCGGCGTGCCGATGTCATCAAGTTTGACGATATTGCCACCTTGGACAACCAGCGCAACCCGGATCGGGTGGCCGGCATGATGGAGTGGACCGATAAGGAGGCCCTGTCGAGGATCGGTAAGACCGGTCGGGCGATTTGGATAGGTACCAGGGTCACCTCGGGGGACATTTACTCCCAGTTGCAGACCCGCCCGGGGTACAAGATCCTCCGGTACCCGGTGATCCTGGACGATGAGACTGAGGCCACCCTGTGGCCTGAGCATTTCCCGTACTCACAAGCCCTGATCCACCGGTCGGAGATGAGATCGGCGGACTTCCAGCTGGTGTACCAGCAGGTCGACATCCCCGGCGTGGGTGCGTCGTTCACGCAGGAGATGATCGACATGTGTAAGGACACTTCCCGGGTTCAGGGCCATTATTCGCCAAACTGGCGCCTGTTCGCCGGCCTGGACCCCGCTGGGGGCGGTAAGGGCTCCGGGTACACGGCTTTCACCCTCGTGGGGGTCGATACGGAGACTGGGAAGCGGTATCTGGTCGATTCGCTGGCTGTGAAGGCCATGAAGGCCCCCCAGATGAAAGATCAGATCCTCGACTGGACCGACCGGTACCCGCTGTTCGAGTGGAGGGTCGAATCGAACGGTGTGCAGTCCCAGATCGTCCAATACGACATGGAACTGGTTCAGCACCTCGCCAAACGGGGCGTCCGAGTGGTCCCCCACCACACTCACGGCAACAAATGGGACCCCCAGTTCGGCGTGGAATCGTTAGCCCCACTCATGGAAACCGGCCTGGTGAGCATCCCCTGGGGGAACGCCCCGACCGCTCAGGCGTTCCAGCCCCTGCTCGACGAACTGATCGCCTTCCCGATGGGTCAGCTCTCTGACAGGGTCATGTCATTCTGGTTCGCCGACCTTGGCTGCCGGGAACTGATGAAACGAGCCCACCTGCCGCTGTTCCACGAACGGATGCGAGTGCCGGCCCGGATCAAGAAACGGCGCCGGATCGTCGACTTCCAGAACCAGGAGATTCGCCGGATCGCACCTCGGGACCAACGCCCGGGGCATATGACTCGTGGGCAGTGGGGTTACCGGCGTCAAACTGTCGGTTTGGCCGTTCCGCACGCTGATGTGGAGGAGTTCGATGCAGCCGACGTGCCGCAACCGGAGAACATCGACCCGACAATCTGGAATCCTAGTTGACACTTGTCGGGTAGGGGCATGAGGTCCTTGATGCTCAACCAGTTTCGTAGCAGGAAAGCTTTCGAGCGGGCCACCAAGCAAGCTGGGGACGGCGAGATTGTCTGCGGCACTTTGGTGGACGACCGCCCGGTTTATTTTGTGATGTCTTCGGACGCCTCCGATGCGGATGTCCGGGCGAAAGCGTTCGAGCTGCGGAACAAACGGTTGATGAACAAGTTCGAGAGAGTCTTCTTAGAGATCGCAGAATCTACCCGGGTGTGATGTATGCCGCTTGAGATCAACCGACTGTCGTCGATGTACGCAGCGTGGAGGAGCCGGTTCACCGAACGTGACGTTCGGATGGAAACCATCGACCGGGTCGTCCGTGGCGAGTTCGACATTTTTGACCCTGACGAGGAGAAGGTGACGTCACGGTCGCCGAACCTTGTCCAGGTGGCGATCGAGGACACTGCCGAGGCAGCGTCCCTGGTGCCGACCATTCGGGTCCAGCCCGAGGGTTCGACGGTGACGGCGAAGAAGGTTGCTCGGACGATGGAGCAGATCGCCGTCAACTACATGGACCTCAACCAGATCGACATGCTGATCCCCCGCTCGATCATGGACAAGGCCGCTTACGGCATGTCGGTGTGGACGGTCACCCCGGACCTGGAGCAGAAGATCCCGGTGATCGAACGCCGGGACCCACGCCAGTGCTACCCGGAGCCCGGGTTCCGTCCCGGCGACGATGTCCGCAAGTGCATGTTCACTCGGGAAATCTTCTTCAACCAGTTGCCTGTCGAGTACCAGCAGAAACTGAAGGACGTGATCGCCGACTACTCCGAGTACGACGACCCGGACGAAAACTCGAAGGTGGTGCTCGTCGAGTATTACGACACGGAGGAGTACATTCTCGCCGGCTTGTACCAGGCGTCCACCTCGGGCCTGGTCCGTTACCGGGGCGACGGCGACGTTCCCCTCCCCGTGGAGTTGGAACGGATCGAGAACAAGGCGGGCGTTTGCCCGGTGGTGATCGGCACGAGGATCAGCTTGGACGGTGAGGTCCGGGGCCAGTTCGACCAGGTGGTCGGGCTCCTCGAAGCTCACATTCGTCTCACCGGCTTGATCCTCGACTACGCCGACCAGGCCGTCTACTCGGACATTTTCGTGAAGGACCTGATCGGTGAGATGCCCTACGGGGGCGGTTCGTTCATCGAGCTGGGGCCCCAGGGTGCCATCGGCCGTGTCCCGCCGGCCGTGAGTTCCCTGAACGTCCAGGCGGACTTGTCGTCACTGGTCGACGGCATGCACGTCGCCGGCCGTTGGCCTAAGAGCCGACCGGGGGAGATCGACCAGAGTATCGCTTCGGCGAAGTTCCTTGAGTCGGCCGCCGGGATGATGAACACGGCGATCCGTACTTACCATCAGATCATGCAACGGCAGTTGGAGAAGGCACTCAGGATCGCTTTCGAGATCGACAAGTCGTATTTCCCCGGTGCCAAATCGGCGACGGGTATTCTCCGCAACCAGCAGTTCCTCATCGAGTACAACCCCAGTTCGGACATCAACACCAACCATCAGCTGCGGGTCGAGTACGGGCTGGGGCTGGGTCGTGACCCGGCCCAGTCGGCGGTCCTGCACATCCAGTACAGCCAAGCCGAGTTCGTCTCCAAGGAGTTCGTGCAGGAAAACATCGACGGCTTGACCGACGTGGGTCGGGAGCGGTCCCGGTTGGATGTCGAGAAGTTCCGGGGCATGGCCCTCGCCAAGCTCCTCATGGGGTTGGAGCAGGGCACCATCCCGGAGGCCGCTCTGGTGGAGATCGCCCGGGCTCGGGAACAGGGAGAGGAGCTGTTCGACTTGTACGAGAAGTACATCGTCAAGCCAGCCGAGGAGATGCTCGCCAATCAGGTCCCGACCGGGTTGGGTCCCCCGATGCAACCGGGCGCCCTACCGCCAGGTCCGTCACCTGAGGGTGCGGCCGGTCCGATGCCGCCTGGACCTCCGCCCGGCGCTGAACTGTTGGCCCGGCTCGGTACACCTGCTGGTCCGGGTGGAACCCTCGGCACGCAGGTAACCGGCTGATGCCGTGGCCTGAGGTAACGCCCAGGGTCGTGTTGGGGCCGATGTTCGACGACGACGAGGTGATCGAAGCCCAATGTGATTTGGAGAACCCCGATTATTGCGAGAGCTGCCAATGAAACACGTCATCCACGTTCATCAGCAGAAGATGAGGAAAGGCGAGGCAGCCATCATCGACCGCACCTACAAAGGGTCGACCCATCACCGCCGGGTCACGATCACCGGCCCGAGCGTCATAGTCCATTCCGAATCCCCCGACCGTTGCGGCGCCAGGGTATGGATCGAAACCGAGGCTGAAGTCATCCATGGCTAACCAAGTACCCGATCTTGAGAAGACCCCCACGTCGGACGTAGCTGTCAACGAACCGGAGGGCGGCACCTACGGCGAGAAGGCCGAACTGGGCCGCCTGAAGGCGTCGCTGCCTCCGATGGGCGGTCCGGCCGCTCAGGG